AATGGAAATAAAAGTAATGGAAATAAAAGTAATGGAAATAAAAGTAATGGAAATAAAAGTAATGGAAATAAAAGTAATGGAAATAAAGGTGTTAGTATATGTTTTTATTCGAGTATGATTTTTATAGTAAATATATTAATATGTTATTTTTATGATTATTATTATTATTCATTATGGTTTTTATCGTTATTAATTACATCATTAATTTATCATAAAAATTCAACCCAAATTACAAATATAATAGACAAAATAAGTATAATTGGAGTTGTAACATGTGGTGGGATGGTTTTTTATAATAAATGTTGTCAAATAAATAATTATAAACAGTTAACATTATCACTGTTGATAGTAGCTACATTTTTTATAACAAATTATTTATTTATTTATGGTTATTTTATACAAAAATTTTGTTTTCATAAAAATGATAAATTATCATGTTTATATCATTCTATAATGCATATAATTGTATCAATTGGACATATATTAATTGTTATTATGTAAAAATATGTAAAAATATGTAAAAATATAAATTTTTTATTTAAAATTTTTGTAAAAGAGTTAAAAAATAGATATTAGTTTCATTTAGTAATATAATGGATATCGAAGTAAAATTTGATAATGGCCAAACTGATAGTGAAAGGTTAGAAATTGATAAAATAAAGTTTCAAAAAATGGTCTTTTTATACAATGCCTTAGATAATGGATGGTCAATTAAAAAAAGAAAAGGTTCCTATATTTTTACGAAAAATCATGAAGGCAAAAAAGAAGTATTTGAAGAGACATATTTGTCTATATTTATGAAGGAAAATACAAGTATTAATAATTTCTTATCGTAAATATGTAGATAAAACAAACAATTTCATTAGTTTAATTAAATTGTTTATTGAAATTTTTTTTTCTTTTAGGAATGTATAAAATGGGAGGCGGATTAATGCAACTCGTAGCTTATGGAGCTCAAGATGTTTACCTTAAAAACCTGTAGGGTAGAAAAACATCGGGGAATATCGAAAAAATAAGATATTCATAAAGCCCTTTGTGGAAACTTTTCTTTAGAAAAGGACCACTGATGTTAATCAGGGATAGCAAATTAAATATATTTGTTATGAAAACCCCTGGTGAGAAAATCAAACTGCTTGAAACCCCTAAAGCTTATTCTACTAAACAATTTTTGTGAAAGAATTGCGGCCAAGACAAAAAACTTGGGTATAGTAAAAATGAATAAGATAAAATTAGATTATGTGATAAAATATATATGCAACAAATATATACTAATTTAAATGGGCAATGAGCATCCAAGCTTCTTTATAATTTAAAATAACATAAAAAGATAAAATATATTAATACAAATATGGAAAATAAACAATGTGATATATGTAATATAATCAAATCAATTGATAAATATAGACAATATAATGATAGAGACAACTCATATTCAAAAACATGTAAAAAGTGTTTAAATGAGCATGATAAAATAAGAAAAAAAAATCTAAGGCAAAAACGACTAGAAACTTTTATTGCAAAATGTGAAATATGCAATGAAGAAAAAGTGTTGAATAATTTTGCAAAACTCAAAAAGTTTTATAAAAAAAAGATTTGTGTTTCTTGTTATCCGAAGTTTTTAAGAGAGCAAAAGAATGAATGGTGTAAAAAAGAAAGTGATACAAACATCAATTATAGATTAAAGAAATCCTTAGCTGCTCGTTTAAGAATTGTTCTCAATAAAAGTGATACCACTATGAGTTATATAGGCTGTAATATTCAGTATTTAAGAGAATGGTTTGAATATAATTTCACGGATGAAATGAATTGGGATAATTACGGTTCGTTTTGGTCCATTGATCACATTATACCAGTTTGTAAATTTGATTTAACAAATGAAGATGAAAAAATGCAATGCTGGAATTGGACAAATCTAATGCCAGTAACAATAAAATTTAATTCATCAAAAAAAGAAATAGATAAAGATCAAATACAATATATTTTAAAACAAATAGAAAAATTTAAAGAAGAAGGTTCAACGACTAAATGGTTTTCGGAAAAATTTATATTTACTGAGACAGTTACAAAAAAACTAGGAATAATATAGGTTGAAGTAAACGTAATTTTTTTTAAGATATAGTCTAATCCTTATTGAAAAATAAGGTAGAGGAAATGTACAGGTAATCCTCAAATTACTTTCTGGAAAGTAACTTATCGTCGTTACACTAACTTTGCTATTGAATCTATCGAACAAACATTCAATGGTCAGGCCGATTTCGGTCGTCGTGTGCAATGCACAATCTCAAGAAACGGTGATCTTGCTTACCGCACATATTTGCAAGTCACTCTTCCTGAGATCAATCAACTCATGGGTATCGCCTCCTTCGCTGTTGGCGTTGGTTCGGGTGTGTATGCCCGTTGGTTAGATTACCCCGGTGAACAACTTATTGCTCAAGTTGAGGTGGAGATTGGTGGTCAACGCATTGATCGTCAATATGGTGACTGGATGCACATCTGGAACCAACTTACCATCACTGCCGAGCAACAACGCGGCTACTGGAACATGATTGGTAACACCACTCAACTCACATTCATTACTGATCCTTCCTTCTCTGAGGTCGATGGTCCTTGCGACTCCTTGGCTCCTCGTCAAGTTTGTGCCCCCCGTAATGCTCTTCCTGAGACCACCCTTTACATCCCTCTTCAATTCTGGTTCTGCACCAACCCTGGTCTCGCTTTGCCTTTGATTGCCCTCCAATACCACGAAGTCAAGATCAACCTTGATATCCGTCCTATTGATGAGTGCTTGTGGGCTGTTACCACTTTGAGTTGCAACTCAGATGCCTATGCTAACAACTTGACTGGTAGTTTGGTGAACGGTGGTCCCGGTGGTCCCCAAAATCCCGCTGTTGCTGGATATGCCAAGAACCAATATGCTCCTGGCCGCCCTGTGCCCGCCGCTATTGCCTACAATCAATCGTTGGTTGCTGCCTCTTTGTATGTGGACTACGTGTTCTTGGATACTGATGAACGCCGCAGATTTGCCCAAAACCCCCACGAGTATTTGATCAGCCAACTTCAATTCACTGGTGATGAGTCTGTTGGTTCATCAAGTAACAAGATCAAGCTCAACTTCAACCACCCTGTGAAGGAGCTTATCTGGGTCGTCCAACCTGATCAAAACGTTGACTACTGTTCGTCTTTAGTCTGTGATGCTCTTTTGTTCAAGGTCTTAGGTGCTCAACCTTTCAACTACACTGATGCCATTGATGCTCTTCCCAACGCTATCCATGCTTTTGGCGGACCTGCTTCTCTTGCTGCTGACAGTCGCTCATTCATTGATGCCCGTGGTCTTTTCCAAGACGCTGGTGCTCTTGATTATGATATCCCTACTGGTTTCACTGGCTACTGGCACGGACCCCAAAATCCTTATAATGAGAGTAACTTTGGCGGGCCTACTATTCCTTTCAACCCTGATGGAACAAACATTGCCAACATCACTGGTTCCGGAATTGACCCTACCATCCTCAATCAACTTAAGGATTTGGCTGCTTCAGGCCACAATGACAACTCTACTGTCTCCGATGCTGGCACTTTCGTGTTGACTGAAACCTCTATCGACATGCATTGCTGGGGCCAAAACCCCGTCGTCACCGCTAAGCTCCAACTTAACGGCCAAGATCGTTTCTCTGAGCGTGAAGGAACCTACTTCTCGTGGGTCCAACCTTACCAAGCCCACACCAGAAACCCTGATGAAGGTATTAACGTTTACTCGTTCGCCCTTCGCCCTGAGGAACACCAACCCTCAGGCACATGCAACTTCTCGCGTATTGACAATGCCACACTTCAATTGGTCTTGTCCAACGCCACTGTTGAGGGAACCAAGACTGCTAAGGTCCGTGTCTATGCCACCAATTATAACGTGCTAAGAATTATGTCGGGCATGGGTGGTTTAGCCTACTCAAATTGAGCGGTTTGGGTATTATTTCCAAATATACTTATATATTATTTATTACTAAAACTACTTAAATAAATCTATATTATAATAATTATAATATGGATAAGAATAACTCTATTTCTTTGGATTTATACAATAAAAATAAAATTGATATACAAAACACGCCTAATTTAAACAATAATTATACGATAATGAAACCTACATATTCAACAGACGAAAAATTATTGTGCGGAATTATTGAATACAACAATAGAAAATATTTTGTTGATTTAATTGACAAAGATAGAATTGTAAATTTTAATAAAAATTTTGTCTTTATTAATAAAACAGATATTTATCCATCATATTCTAGTAATTACAAAAGGTTTAATTATTTAGATTTTATATTTAATTATAATCAAGAAACAGTTTATTATCTTTTTAAAAATGGAAACCAACATGATTTACGAAAATGTAATGTAGAAATATATCACTATTATCACAAAACAATCATAGAAACTTATGATGTAATTGAATATATAAAAGGACACAATATGCGTATGGGACACGATGCAAATATTATGAAAAATCCTATTTGGAAAATAAATGAAAATGGTAAAGAATATATTTTAATGTATTGTGAAAAAGACACTATTTGTAAATTATGTTGTGAAAGTTATCAAAAAATTTTAAATTATGAAAACAATATTAATAATGGTAATAAAATAACTTGGTTTAAATTACAAAATGGATATATTATGGGTAGTAATAATTTATTTATACATCAAGTTATAATGAATTGTTTTGGAAATGGAAAAGGTACATTAAATATAAGTGTAGACCATATTGACCAAAACCCATTAAATAATACAATAGAAAATTTAAGAATAGCCACAAGAAAAGAACAAGAACAAAACTCAAAAGGCATTAAGCATGGAACAAAGAGAGAAAGAAAACATAATGCTAAGGAATTGCCAGCAGAAATTACTCAAGATATGATGAAAAAATATGTAGTATATTATCAAGAATGGTTAGATAAAGAACATACAAAACAAAGGGAATATTTTAAGGTAGAAAAACATCCAAAATTAGATAAACCTTGGTGCACAACTAAATCAAACAAAATATCCATTAAAGTAAAATTAGAACAAGCTAATAAAGTAGTAGATGATCTGGAAAATGATATTTATCCTCTAAAAAATGAAATTAATTTACCAAAATATGTTTCTTTAGTTATCAATAGGGAAAAACCACATTTAGTATTTGAAAAAAGAGTTGATGGTAAGCGTTTAGGTTTAAAAATGGTTTTACCTGAAGAATATGACTTAGAAGAACAAATAGAAAAATTAAATGAAAAAATCAAAGAAAAATATGAAGGTGAAAGTGTATTGTAATATTGCTAACAAATTTTCTCTACCAATTCTCCCTTACCATCATAAACCCAAATCTCACACAAATATCCAACATCTTTTAACGCTTGTTGCTTCAAATAAATACAATCTTTTTTCTTTGCAGCCGTCCATGTAGATTTCGCTTAAAAAACAATTACATATGAAATTAAGTTTACCAAAAATTATACCCTATAGTGGAATTTTTAAAAAATAATCCGCATGCAACTAAGATTGAACGTCGCAACGCAATCAAACATTTTTATGTTATGTTGTTACACAAGTGACACACGATACCAGTCAGGTTTTTCTCTACGTTTATTCCAAGACGCAATTAGTTGCTTTTCTGGAGACATGTAATAGTTTTTATAAGACGCAACTGCATCATCGCTTTTATACTCAACTGGCATTGCAAGAGCAAATGGTGTTAATCCTTCTTGTTCAAATTTGTCATCTGCAGGCATATTTTCTTTTAAAATTTGCGACATTAAGTAGGCCTTATGAAATTTCGTGTCCGGATGTCCATAACGAAATCGCCATTCATTATGGAGTTCCTCGATCAAATCAAGTGTCCATACAAAATTCGCTTTGGATTTGCGGCACCAAATAGTAACAGGATGGTTTTTGTGCGCTAATCTATATATTTGATGATTGACTGAATCATCTGGATCCAAAACTCGTTTAGCAGAGCAAAGCATTTGGACTGCTTCCAATAATATTTTACTAACATGTTTGTCCATCATAAATTGGGCTATTTCTTTTTGGATTAGTGATAGAATAAACAAATTCATTTTTGAAATTTAAAATAAGTTTTTATACTTTGAACTAATTCAAATAAAAGTAATTCAATTTTATTTAAAAAACAATTGTAAATTACACATTTTCTCATTTAAAAATGCCAAAATTACTTAGATACAAATTAATTATGTATCGTATATGTCATTTATTACTTTTATTTATAAAGTCGGAAAAAACTATAAGACATATTATGGTAAGTATTGTTTTGATTATATTTCAGATGATCATGAAGGGTTAGATAATGAAGTTAAATATATATTAATAAAAGGTTTAAATGAGTATAGGAAAAAAAATAATATTAAAGAATTAAAGTCAAAAATTATTATAGGTATATTATCTTTTTCAACAAACCAAATTATTCCAACTTATTCAACTGATAATGAAATAAAATGTTTTGATTTTTATTATAATTATGATAATAAAATATACATTAATGGAAAATTAATATAAAATGGACAGTTTAAATGATAAAAGTTGTAATACAATTTTATATAATTTATTCATCATCGTCATCCATTCTGCGTTCAAATTCGTCGTCTTCGCCAAAGCATTGTGCGCGTTCTTGCATGTATCTGGCATACGCTTTTCCAATAACGGTTCCTGGCGTGTCATTTGCATCGTAGTCTTCATCTAGCTCATAGTCTTCATCTAGGTTGTAGTTTTCATCTAGGTCATATTTTTTATTTATATTCACTTGATACTCGGGATTGGTCCAGATCATATGCCTAGGATACTCATAATGAAAGTTATTCAGGTTTCCTTCCAAAACGACCCATGGTTGAGATGTCGCTGTAGGATATACAACGGCGGCTTTTGGTTCATCATCTTCATACCATAGTATGTCTATAACAACGCTAGCATCGCGAATAGATTGTATAAATTCGAATGCTGCTTCAGTATCCATCCATCGCACTTGCAATAAAACTGATTGCGTGCATTTTTGATACCATAATACAGGATCCTCATCTAAAACAGAAATGTTAGTGTTATGATGAGTGCGAACTTCAATTACCTCTGCAATTTCTTTCGAAAGAAATACATTTCCGATATAATAAGGCGAGTAGCATACAGATACATCGTTTAATAATAAATATTGAATAGGAGTGGTAGACATTCTTATAAATAATTGTTGAAAGTTAGTAAGCGTTTTCGCGACTTGTTAATGATTATAATGATTTACAATTAGTGTAATAAGGTAATTCAATTTTTTTTATACAACGTTAAAAGTAAACAACTAAAACTAAAAAACTAAAACTAAAAAACTAAAACAAAAAATAGTAATAATTAAATAATTAATATATATTTTTATCCGTGCATTTTTTATTCATGTATTTTTATTTTTATTCATTTCATTTCATCCTTTGTCATACTTAATAATAGTTCAACTGGATCAAACTCTAAAATACCCTGTTTTTGTGCTTTTGTTGGTGCATTTGGACCACGAACATTGGTAATCTCGGCTGCATATTCAGTGCGCAAATTGTCGCCTAGCTCAGGCAAATCGGTAAATATCTGCTGGTAAAATTGCAACAACATATCATATTTATCCAGCTGCGCTTCCGGAATTTCAAAGGTCAAATCTCCCAAAAATTCATTGTTTCTGAGTTTATTTAACAAAATTAACAAGGACCACGACTGGCAAAACACATCGCCATCACAGATCTGTGCAGGAGTGCTCAGCGTTACAAACTGAGTTTGATAGCCTTCTTGTTGAAAGAAGGGAATAACCACTTCATTCGAGACTTCAGCCATGTAAATGCCAGCTTGGCCTTCTTTTGTTCTGTCAAATGCAGGATCCATTATTAATACGGTTTTTGTATTATTATTAACAATATAGCTTTGAAAATGGGTTTCCATGTCCAATGGATCACGTTGAATATTGGTCGCGGTGAATACAACGACACCTGTTCGCTTACTGATTTCATCACAAAACTTAGTGATTTGTTTGGCCTTGTCTTCGCGGGACTTACCTTTCTGGATAAACGCATTGAATGTGCGAATGCATTTTTTTGCTTGGTTTTCAAGTTTAGGGTTGAATTTTACAATGATATATCGCCGAATACTTTCATCTCCCAATAAAATTTTCAAGGAGTGAAGCAACCAACTAACAGCTTTTGAACGGTAACTCATTTTAAAATAATTAACAATTGTTTTTATATTGTTACGTGTAAACAATATAAAACATTTCAATTTTTTTACAACATGACTAAATTTGCAAATACAAAAATTATTCATCTTTCTTTGATCTAGCAAATGTAAAACAACTTAAAACAATAGAGCAGGAGCATAATTGCACATGAACATTATTTGATTTCACATCTGGTTCAATCTCAACATCAACCTTGTTATCGCTTAATGCATTTATATCATCGTCTTTATTTATGTTAGTTGTATCTACCTTTTCCTCTAATATATCAAGAGATTTATCCAAAACTGTTTCTTCACTCATATAGTTGTATAAAATAATACAATATTTTATAATTTAAAAATAATAAAAATAACAATAAAATATATAAATTATGATACTAGGAAATAGAATTCCATATGAATATTTTATAACGAAGGGAAAAGGCGAATCAAGTGCAGGTTCCGAGGGACTACCATATGAAACAGGCTCATATGATGCCGCATTAAATGATGCCGGAATAGAAAACACAAATGTAATAGAATATACAAGTGTAATGCCAACAGCATCAAAACAAATTTCAAAAGAAGAGGGGTTAAAAAGGATTAACTGGGGAGAAGTGTTAGAATGTATAAAGGCTCAACAAAATGGAAAAAAAGGGACAAAAATAAGTGCTGCAGTAATGACAACAACCATAGTAGATCCAAAAGGTAAATATCTAGGTGGATTTGCATGTGAATATTCAGGATCAGGAACGAGATCAGAAGCTGAAACGTCTTTAGGACAATCTATTGCTGGTATGATAAAACGTAGAGGGTATGGTAATATTAAAGGTGAAACGCAATTGTATAAAGATAATATTACGGATACGGGTTATATAATTCATCCTGGAAAAAATTTTGAATATGAATATCTAGATGTAAAAGATCAACATGGATCCGTGTTAGTTGCGATATGTTTTGTAAGTTATAAATATCCAATTGTTTCAAAAGGAAACAAAACAAGAAGGAATAAAAATCAAAAGTATAATTAAAGGTATAATTAAAGGTATAATTAAAGGTATAATTAAAGATATGAATAATTATTAAACAAAATATATATTTCAAAATGAATTACTATTTTCTAAATTCTTCAATTATAATGGAGGAAATCTTGCGTTTAAAATAAAAGTAGGTATTATCATCAGTTTCTCTAAAAGGCGAGTGAAATTCCACAATCACTGTATTTTTTGTTTTATCATAGAATAAATTTATTAAAAACTTGGTCCATTTATTAGGAGTATTTAAATTTTTTTCATAAAAATCATGTTCCTCGTCAGAAATAAGTGCTCTACATTTTTTGTTCTGATAATTATTCATTGCACATATGATCCACCACTGTTTTGATTTAATTAATCGGTTTTGCAGTTTTTTATTTTCAATAGGCAAATTAATTGCAGTCATAATTCGTTCCATAGGATTTATTCCATATTCAACTTCCCAACTCTTTTTTGTAGTATCAAATGTGCTATGCAAACCTTCAATTGAAGTAATATAACTATCAATTTTATTACATATGATATCAATTATATCTAAATTTGTAAACGAAAATTCTAAAAATCCAGGGTGAATATAAAATGGTTTTGTTAGAAGGCCTACATCTTCACTGTAATGTGAAGGATTTTCTAATCCAGAAAATGTTATAGAATTAATTGGTTTGTTAGCAAATATAAATGTTTGTTGTGACATTTTGTTAGTATTATACAATAAAACTAACAAATAATTTTATAAAAGTTTCAATT